GTTAGCTAACGACAGTGGATATATTACAGCCAGTGAAGTTGGAACTGACTATGTGCCAGTAACCAGAACAGTTAATAACAAAGCACTTTCTAGCAACATTACATTAACTGCTTCGGACGTTGGTGCACTACCTGATACAACTCACATACCAGTTGACCCAGTTCAATCTGACTGGAACGAAACTGACCCAGATAGTCTTGCATACATACAGAACAAGCCAAACATTCCGTCTGGCGTAGTTGTAGACGACGCAGTTACGGACGGTGACATGAACGCAGTAACAAGTAATGCTGTTTTCCAAGCCTTTGTTTCATCTGACCAAGATAAATATGGAACTTTTGGTTTACTTGGTGGATGTAATCAAAGTTCAAAGGGAAATTTTACAGATTTGATACATGAAATTTCAACTTCCACCGGAATGGGTGGTCTTTGTGGTGGAAGTATAAACACAACAACTACAAGCCTTGGTGTAGCCGCAGGTTGGTATAACTTTTTATACATACCACATAGAACTGGTCGTGGTGGTGATAATTACAGGTATGGAACACTTTTAATTTTCCCTATGACTTCAAACGCAAATAACTTTTATGTTGTTCATCACGTTTCTGGCACTATCTACAATGCTTTGTCATTTAGATATGATTATTCTTCCAGTGCAGGTACGGCTACAACTGCAAACCGTGTCAGAACATCACAGCCTAGTTCATTAACTAACGGTGATATTTGGGTGGTATAATTATGACAATAGATAGGTCACACGCACTAAAGTTTCGCACTGGTAATACTACTTATGCCTATTACGGCTATACTTCATACATAAATGGTAACCACTACTTAGGATTCCGTGCAGGAAATGTTACCAGATACGTGCCATTAACTCTAAATGGTAGTGGTAAACTAAAAGTTCGAATTGCAGATTACACTTATGCCGTTGCCAGATGTAGCACAACTGTCACAGTAGCAATTACAGTAGTTACAACGTTTTCTTTTGTTAATAACTGTACGTTTACACTACAAAACATAGCCGTCAGTCCCAATAACTTTGCTTTTGCAACTACTGCAACTGTAAAAATTGGTTCTACTTCCGTAAGTGGAACATTACCTGCAAATACTTCCAGTAAATCTATAGGAACTAAAAGTAGTACGTTTACTTGTGCAAAAGGTACAAAAGGTACAGCAACACTTTCTTTTGTTTGTGACGGTTCTACTTATACAGGCTCTGCAATATTTACTTATCCAGCCCAAGGTGGTACAACAGTTAATATATCCTGTTCAGTAGCACTATAAAATCCCTTGTCACTAATACTGTATGATTACAGAAGAACAGATACGTGACAGGGTATCGGAACTAAAAACACTTAACGAATCCCGATTATCCAAGTATTACAGAAATTATAACTACTATAACAACACACCAGCCGGAACATTGAAGAACGTCAAGAATCCTTCAATCGTTGGCCTTTATAACATCGAAGAATCAATTGATAACGATACAACTACAACACCTTCAATCAACGTTATCAAGTCTTGTATTGATACATTGACTAGTAAGATTGCACAGTCAAAAGTTAGACCGTTCTTCAACTGTATCAATGGAACATTCAAGGACATCAACGTTTGTAAGAACGCCCAGCAGTATTTTGACCAATATTTTGATATTGAAGAAGTAAACAAGAAAGTATCAATGGCGTTCAGAGACGCTTGTGTATTTGACCACGGTGTTATTTATGTTGACAGCGAAACCAAGTCAATCACAAAAGCTCTGCCTTGGCAGGTATTTGTTAGACCAGCAGAATTAACATATAACAACATTACACGCTGCTACTACTGTCAGAACGACTATCCGGTATCAATGCTTCCAGAACGTTACAGAAAAAAGGTATTGGCAATTAACCCAGACCAGAATTATGTAACCTATGGTATTTACTATGACACAGTAGACCAGTGCCGTGCAGTATACATTACTGAACTGGACTTCGTTGAAATCGAAAAGTATGAAGGAAATCGTGTTCCATTCATCTTCCTTTGGTATAACAATCCAATTCACGGTGGTTCATCAGTTTCTGTTGTAGACATGCTTTACGGCATTCAGACAGAAGTAAATACATTAATGGCAAAGGTAAAGGACGCTTCACAGTTGTCCCCAGCGTTAACATTCTTCTTGCCAGATGACGCAACAATCAAATCTACACAACTTAATAACCGTGTTGGTAACGTAATCACTTACAAGGCTACATCAGACATGTCTGGTAGCCCAGTAACAGTTGCAACTCCATCATTTATTGATAATCAATACATTGAATTAATTAACAATCTGAAAGAAACAGCTTATGAAATGGTTGGTATTTCCCAGTTATCTGCACAGTCAAAGAAACCAACTGGACTTGATTCTGGTGTTGCTTTGCAGACTATGGAAGACGTTGAATCGGAACGTTTTGAAGAACAGTTGAATCAGGTTATTCGTTGTTATGTAGAAATAGCCAAGACTTGTCTTAGAGTATTTCCAAAAGACGAAACAATTCTTCCAGATACACCAAACCGTGTAGACATTAAGTGGTGTGACATTGTGGACGAAGAAAAGAAAATGCAGATACAGTTCAGTGCTGCAGATTCACTTTCCAAAGACCCATCTACAAAGCTTCAACAGTTACAACAGTTGGCACAAGTTGGTGTTATTCCACAAGAAAGAATTGCACAGTTCATGGAATTACCTGACCTGGAAGGGGGCTACAGTTTATCAAATAACGCAATCAATGCGGTTTTATCTGTTATTCGTGACTGTATTGAAACTGGAAACATGGAAGTTCCAGATTACATTCCAATTCCAATGTTGAAGACAGAAATCATTAATACACAGTTGTCGCTTCGTGCTGCCAACTACAAAAAGAACGTTGACGATATCGAAAAGCTTAATCAGTTATACAACGCTGCATTGCAAATGGAACAGACAATGAACCAGCCTACGCCAGAAGAACAGGCTGCTATGCAACAGCAACAGATGATGGCAGAACAACAAGCTCAACAGCAAGCAATGATGGCACAACAAATGCCACAACAACCAGTTCCACAAGGACAACCAGCAGACATGGACATGGCTACTGGTCAACAAGGATTAACTGGTTGGGACGGAAGAACTTTTGACCAGACACAACAAGCCCCTATGGCTTAATGCACTAATAAATTAACAGGAGAACAGTAAATGACAGAAAACGAACTTTTTGAAGTTTTGGGTGCGTTCAAAGAAGCAATCGAAAAAGGCACAGAAATGATTAAGTCACTTCGTGCTGATTTTGACGAAACTAAGACTTCACTTACTGACAGACTTAGTAATCTGGAAATTACACTTTTTGATGAAATCCTAAAACCTGCAAATGACTACATTGAAGAAACAAATAAAAATGCAAGATTTGACGAGTTCAACGAAAAGTATGGTGACAGATTCAGTAAGTTTGCAGAACCGTTGAAAGCATTGGAAGGCGATGACTATGACATCGTTCGTGAAGCATTCAATCAGTATGACGACTTCGAAGGTGAAAAAGCTGATGAAGATACTTATGTAGAAACATTAGTTGAAGAACTTGGAAGCCAGTTGTCACAGATTAAGACTGCTTTGGGTATTCCAGCAGATGAAGAAGTTGCAGTTCAGGAAACACCAGAGGGTGATGTTGAAGTTGTAACTGAAGATGGTGAAGTAGTAGCTACTTCGGAAGAAGATGGCGAAACCGAAGCTTCTGGTGAAGAAACAAAATCTGAGCCAGATGTAGAAATTGTTGGTTCCGAAGATGAAGAAGACGACCCAGAGGAAGTCGCTGCTTTCGAAAAGGAACTTGAAGATTACAAAGACTAATAATTTATAGGAGAATATTTTATGGCAATTAGTGCTAATGCATCTATCTTGGCAATGCTCAAGGTATACTACAAAGACGGTGTTGAGAACTTGATGTTCCGTAACTCACCAGTCTTGAAGAAAATCAAGAAAGAGAGAGTTGAAGGTAAGACACAGAACTTCTCTGCAATGTATGGTAGGGGAGGCGCTGTTGGTGGTGACTTCCTCGTAGCAAAAAATAACGCTGCTACTGTTTCTAAGGCAGTAGAGTTTGCAGTTGAGCCAGGTCAGTTGTTCAGCGTTTACACAATGAACAGTAAGGAAGTTCAGGCTTCACAGACAAAACGTGGTGCTTACATGAAGATTGCAGGTGCAAAGATGTTTGCTGCTTCTGAATCTTTCCGTAAGACTTTAGCTGCTGCTCTTTATGGTACTGGTTATGGTGAAATCTGTATGGCTCCGGTAGAATCATTTACTTCTGGAACACAGTCAACAATCACACTCCCAGACTATGCAATCATGGCAATCGATATTGGTAGCCAGCTTGAAGTAAAAGCAACACTTGCTAGTTCTGCAAAGAAAGTAACATTGACTGTTGATGCAATCAACGGTAACTCTGTAGTTGTAACACCAGATACAACTGTTGCTTCACTTGCAACAGACTTTGTATGTCTTGCAGGTTCTAACGATGGTTCAGCTCCATTGCTTCCAGTTGGTTTGGCAGCTTGGCTCCCAACAAAACGTGCAAACCTTTCTACTTCATTCTTTGGTGTAGACCGTTCTGTTGCCCCAGACCGTCTTGCTGGTGCTTTCTATGACGCATCTGCAATCAACGAAAAGAAATCTGAATCAGTTCAGAAACTTTTGCAGAAATGTCGTCGTCAGGGTTCACAGGCAGACCTTATCATTATGAATGATGAAGACTTCCTTGAGTTCTCTAATGAAATCCAGACATCAAATACATACTTCACACAGACTTCTACAAAGGCTAAACGTGAAGCTAACATTGGTTTCGATAAGTTCTCAGCTTCATTCAGCACAAACTATATCGAAAATATCGTAGACGATTGTTACTGTCCACGAGGACGCTTCTATATCCTCGATACAGAATATGTTGCTTTGTGGTCTTACACAAATACAGACAAGATTTCTGACGGTGTAGAAGGAAATAACCCAGGAAAACAGAATCCAATGGAAATGGATGGCGAAGGTAAGACAGAAACTCCTTATGGACTTATCATTGACGACTACCTTAACATTCAGCCAGGACAGGCTACTTCTAACGGACCTGCTATGGACGTAACACTCCAGATGTTCGGTTCTTTCGTAGTAACTAACCCATCTGTTTGTGGTGTAGGATTATTCTACGGTGCAACTGGCATCGCATAATAATAGATAATCATTTTTACCTCCATTATTTGCCCCTAGTGTATGTAAGCCCACTAGGGGCTTTTTGTTTGTTCAGGCACTAATACTGTATGACAACATATAACGCAAAAGACTTAATAGAACAAGCTACCATGTTGGCAGATTTACAGAACAGTGATTTTATTTCTTGGAAAGAAAACATGATGTTCTTGGACAATGCATGGTCAGACTTGTATCAGCAGATAATCAATCACGGTGACAAATCATTCTTGAAGACCTTTACTTTTACAGGGGATAGAATTGAACTTCCAAGGGACTTCTATCAGTTGCATTATGTCTGTTATTCAGACGGCGTAGATAGACGTCCAATCAACAGAAAAGCAAAGACTGCGAATGATAACGGTCCATACTATGATTTGGTAGAAGATGAAATTGTTATCTACAACAAACTTAACAGTATCCGTAACATTGAAGTTCAATACTTTGCAGTAAGGGATAGTATAACATTTGCAGCAGACGACAAGAATATTGACCAAATTGATGGAACAGTTATTGACGTATGTGATAAGAAAGTTCTTTATGCCAATGACAACGTTTACTATGTATTGGACTTTGATACTGGAAATGTTAGCACAGTTGAAGCCGGCTTTATGCTTAGTAAAACTGGTATTGTTTCGGACAATACTAAACCTTACTTCAAGCGGGATAACCGTGCGTTCTATTCAGTTCACGAAAACAATACATTAACAATCTATAAGGCAAACGGAACTGTATACAAAAGAATTGAAGGCGTAGATGTAGTTCCAAACTTTCCGACAGCAACAGTTAATGGTCTTTCAGAAGACGGTATCTACTGGGTAGATAATGGTGTTCTGAAATACTGGGATTTTGAAGCAAAACTGACTGAAGACGTAATTGACGACATTATTGACCCAAGGATTTACTGCTTTGGCGAAGACATCTATTTTGTTAGACCAGATGGAATCTGGTGTGACGACGACGTTCTTGTAAGTGCAACAGATTTTGACGACTTCAATGGTGTAATGAAGCAGGACATGAAAACTGGTTATGGAATACTTGTTGATAATTCTGTATTGAAGTCAGTATACGGCAATACACAACTGCTATTCCCAAATAACGTTTATTACAACTATTTGGCATACAAACTGGCAGTTTATTACAAGATTAAGCAAGGTGCTGATTACAGTGGACTTGCAGTTGTAGCAACAGACGCCTTGAAAACATTCTATGACACACTGCAGAAAGACGAAAACGAATACGTCAGAATTGCTAATGTTTATGCAAAATAGGAGGAAAAAATGGCAGTTTTTGGAAACGTAACAAGTGCACTTAATGGACTAAGAATAGATAAAAGGCTTAATAATAGTTCTACTGTTGTAGACGGTAACGGTGGTGTTCACACTGTTTATGCACCACCAGAGGGTATTAATAATGGAACTGTTGTTAATCCTACTGAAACAACATATGGAACTGACTCTGGCAATAACCATTATACAACCCCAACAGGTAGTGGTCCTGGTAGTGGTCCTGGTAGTAATAATACAAAAGTTTATAGTGACAAGCTAGACGCTTACTACCATCCAGAAAAATGGACTAGTGATTATAAAGCGAAGATTGAAAAAGAAGCCGCCAAGTATTCCAAGTATACTGACCAACAGCTTAGAAGTATGCTTAATGGTTATAGTATTTCTGACATGAAAAATAAAAGTGCAGAATACGCAGCTATCCGTTATGAATATGAACGCAGATTAAGGGACAAGGGTAATAATAAAAAAACTGGAAATAATGCTGGTTCTTCAACCCCAAAAAGTGATACTGGGGCAAACCCTAATACTACAGGTAGTGGTGGGTCAGGAAGTGGTTCTAATACGAAATCAATTTCTGAACTTTCTGATTCAGAACTTCAGTCTTACATAGATTATCTTAAGAACTTGGTAGATAAACTTCCATCTGCAATGGGTAAAATTTATGAGTACTTTCTGGAAAAAGCAAAAGATGAATTGTTAAAAAGAAAGCTAAAGCAAGGACCAACAGACGTAGGTGCTTGGGGTAAGCCTTCTGGAACTGGATTAGCTGGAGTCCCTGGTGTAACTATGATAACACCGACTGACACTAATGGTGGCAGTTCTGTCCCTAAAACAACTAGTAGTCCAACTAATACAACAACGACACCTACAACAACTACGACAGAAAGCACACCGACTACAACGCCTACAAATACACCAACTGCGGAAACACCTACTGAAACTAAAACAGAAAGTTTCACTATGCCGGAAAAGACAAGGGCAGCAGACGTAGACCATAAAGATTACAGAAATGTATATCTGATTGGTAGTGGTAACTATAACAATGATGACGGAACAGTAAATAAAAACCGTTGGGATGCAGATTACAGCAGATTTATGCCCAACGTATAAGGAGAAATAACAAATGGCAGAAAATACAGAAGCAAAAGACCAGACACCAAGTGGAAGCTACACTAAGGATAACGGTCAGACAGATTATGATGCATACCATTATGGTGATGATTACAAGGGATATGACCAGTATAAAACTGTTCCGGAAGCATTATCTTGGGGTAGCCTTCGTGATTATGACCGTGTAAATGCACAGGACGCAGTTAATGATTATACAAACAATTTGACAAACATTTGGAACAAATACAGAAATGAAATGTCAAATCAGTCCTCACAGTATCACGCAGGACTTGGTGCTGCAAACACAGACTATTCTAATGCTATCAACCAAAACTCCACTAACTATACTAACAACACAAACGGTTATGTGGGAAATCAAGGTTATCAAAATGCACTAAATCAGGCACAGCGAGGTGCAGTTCAGTCTGCTAATCAGGCTGGTGCTACTGCATTAGGAACTGCTAGAGGTTCTGGTATGTCTAGAGGCGCAGCCGCATTAATGGGCTCTGGGCAGGTAGTTAACGCTTACAACAATGGTTTAGCACAGCAACAATCTCAGGTTCAGAACAACTATGCAAATGCATTGAATCAGCAAGGAAACGTATATGGTCAGCAAGCAAATGCTTCCGGAAACAGATACGGACAGTCAGTAGCAGGTTTAGGAAACATTTATTCAACAAACACTGGTGCATTAGGAACATCTGCAAACAGTATGTCACAAGCACTTACACAAGACGTTTCTAATAAGCAGAATCAGGCAACTGTTGACTATAACAACCAGGACGTTATCGAAAAGCTTATGTCTGGTTTGGACAGTGCTGTTGGTGGTGGATTAAGTGGAACAAACCCAGCAACTTTGGTTAAAGCAATTCAAGGACTATTAGGAGGAAAATAAGATGGCTTCAGCCGCAGGAAGTATTATAAGTGGAGTATTATCAGCAACTGGTGGTGCAGGTTCAGAAATGGCACCCGCAGCCGGAAGGATGTTTGAAGATAAACCAAAAGAAAATAAGATGGAAGTGCCACAGATTAATCAGGCAGAAATAAAGGAAGCAGTGGCACCAGCAGGCCCTAGTGCACCAACCGAAGCCGTGCCATCACAAAGCAGTGAATCACCTTGGCAAAAGGTAGCACAAGATTCTGAAGCACTAAAACAATCTAGGCAAGGAAAGCAGGAATAAAATATGGCAGAGGAAAAAATAACAACAGTAGATAAAATAATCAATCTATTGGACTTGCAGAATGACATTGAACAAATCCCTATTGGACCAAATGAAGAAGAAAGGAACGAAAGCCGACTAAGAAAGGACATTACTGGTGAAAAACGACCACTGTCTCATACAGCCAAAGAAGCTGCTGCTTGGTCAACTGCAAACATTTTGTTACCTTTTGTTGCAGCGGCAATAAAGGGTGCCAATGTTGTATCAAAAGGGCAAAAAGGCTTGAAGTTGATAAATAATGCTGCAAAAGAAGGAAAGTCCATTGAATGGGCTATGAAAAAGGCCGCTAAAGCAACCAAAAAAGCTTCCAAAAAAGCAGCCAAGGAAGTGGCAGAAAATGCACCAAAGTCTAAGTCAACATTTGGTAAGTTAATTGAATTAGCTAGCCAAACTTCACCATCTAACATAAAAGCAAGGGTTGCTAAAAATGACGAAAAGGCCGTAAAAACTGCAATAAAGGCTATGGGTGGTGTTGAACCAGTTGGAACTACTGGTGAACAGATGATTAAGGAATATGGAATCGAAAAAGGTGCCAAAACCCTAGCCGGAACTATGGCAGCAGAAAAAGCGGGTGATATTATTGCAAATGGTATCCCAGACACTGGAACTTACAATGAAAAAGTAAGGGACATTGACTTTGACCCTAGAATTGAAATGTCTGGTGGAAGAAAGTTCTGGCAGTTCATAAAGGGACTATTTGATTTTGACGAATTGAACCCAGATATTTATCCAATGGACAAAGTAAATGACGTCTTGATGAACATGAACAAGGAAGCAAAAGTCTGGAACCGTGAACAGTTAGAAAGACTTGGTGACGATGAAAAGATAAAGTTAGTAAAAGACATTGCTAAGGGCAAGTATGATACAAATGACTTAGGCTTATCTTCTTATCTGTATAATGCCTACATGGATTTAACTAATAATGATGAGGAAAAATAACAATGGCAGCAAACGACGAAGTAAAACGTATTGAAAACATACTTGATACAATCACAAGCGAAAACATGGGTGAATACTCAAATGACCCAATCTTCCATAGTAATGGTGTTGTACCAAAAGGTCTTTCTAAGGAATACCAACAGAAATGGCAACAGTGGAACTACAAAATAAATAAAGATAAAGGTAGTAAAAGGTCTGGTAGTGGAAATGGTGGTGTTGACGCTACTGGTAGTTCAACAGTTTCGAAAGATAATAAATCTAATGAAGTTACTGATGAATCTACTGAAACTACGCCTACGGCCGGACAAAAAACTGCAAGTGAAACTAAGTCTGCTCTGAAAGAATACGACACTAAGGACTTCAAGAACGGTGTTAAGGCTTCCAGAAAGGAAATAAATGACTACAATAACAAAATGGCTGAAAAGTATGAAGTTGACCCATTGACTGGTAACAGTAACAACTGGCGAAGTCTTTCTATCTTGAATAAAGAAAAGAACCAGGCAGAAGACGACTTGGAATCAGCAAAGAAAAATAACCAAACTATTGCAGAAAATACCGCTAAAAAAGACAGTGTAGAAAGTGCACTGAATGCTTCTAAAAAGATTAAGGGTAAGTGGGATGGTGTTAACAAGTCAGTTCAGAAAGCCTTAGGTAAAAAAAAGAAAGAATTGGAAAATGACTTTGCTGGTGGAACAAGTGAAGAAATCAGTGAAAGCCTTAATCAGACTGATGCACAGATAAACGCAGTTCAACGTGAAATAGATAATGCAAAACAGTGGTCTGAAGCAATTGATAATCCTGGTCTGAAAGCACACATTGATGAACTTACAAACTTGCAAGGTAACTTGGCTTTACAGAGAGAAGAATTGGCAAAGCAGTTAGAAACTGCACAAAGCCTTGAGGGTCTTACTGACCAAATTAATACATTCAAAGAGAACCAGAAATCTGTAACTGCAGATAGTATTGGTGCACTTGGCAAATGGATTGATGAAAACGGAACAGAAGACGACAAGAAACGCTTTGAAGCTATGACTTCTATGTGGGACGCTATTACTGCAATAGACGAAGACGGAACAATTACCCCAGAAGAAGTTAAGCAGTTGAATCAAATAATTGAAGATTGTGACAACGCTATTGAACAGGAAATCAGAAACGACCCGACTGTATCAGAAAAGCAGAAAAACTATGATAATGCAAAAGCTAAGTTCTCTTACTATCTGTTCAATCAGATTGTATCAATTGCAGCTATGCTTATTGGTGCGTCTGTTGGTAGTCCTAATGTTATAATGACTGCATTAGACCAGTTCAATAAACAGATTTCTGACGCAGAAGCTGGTTATCGTGTAGCAAACATTAATGCAGTAAGCAATAACGCAGTTAATGAAATAACTACACCGTCTGACGTTCAACGTGCAAAGGAAATGATTGAACCAGAACTTGATAAGGCAATTCAGGAACGCAAGATTACAGAAGACGACAAAGTTCGTGCTATGCGTGCTATGGAAAAAGCCTTCCAGGAATATCAGAATTATGTTAGTGAAGGTGGAAATGAAGACTTCGCCGTATGGTATTCTGCACAAGTAAGTGGTGCTAAGGACGGTTGGGCTAGTATAATCAGTACACTGTTAAGTAGTGGTGCGCTTAACTGGGATTTGTTGAAGAAAGCATTTGATACATCTGGAAGTGGCAGTAAACCGTCTGGTAAAGACATTTCATTGATTAAGGGTGCTAACCTTAACAACATATTTTCTAATGCCTTGTCAAAAGGTGTTCCTTCGCCAGAACAAGTAACTGCTGATACAAACATGAAAAGGGACATGCAGGGTGTCTTGATGGGTGCATTACAGAATAGACTCCCTAGAAATGCACCACAGCAACAACCACAGGCTAAACCAGACCTTGGTTGGGGTGGAACACAGGCAGGATAATGTATGAATAGTATTTTCAGTGACATCTTCGAAAACATATTTTCCAAAGCAATTAGCCCAGATAAATCTGAAAAGAAAATTGGGGGTGATGTTTCATTACCTCCAATTATCAAGCAAGGTCAGAAGGAAATGAAAAAGTGGAAAGATACCAATTCCGACCAGAAGAAAAAGATTGAGAAGAAACTGGATAAGAAGGACAACATAGAAGTTGACCACATGGTTTCCAGCCGATACACAACTGGGGACGGTAAGGTTTCATTGAACGAATACGACGGAGAAAACGAAGAAAAAATACCATCTACTGCTATAAGGAAAGTAAAGTATAATAAAGATACCCATGAATGTTGGGTTCAGTATATAACAAGCAATAAATGGTATAAGTTCATAAAGATGTCAATGCAACAGTTTATGTCTTTTATGAACGCCAGTTCCAAAGGTCGTTATGTTCAAAAAATTATGCGTAACATAAACTTTGACCCTAGCTTTGGTACAAAGAAATTAAGACAAAAATAGTTGACTAAAGTGCCCACTAGCGGTATTGTCCCAATCAAAAGGGATGGTAATAATTGCCATTGAATACTTGCCAGTGGGTCGATAATTCATGGCATAACAAGGGTGGCACTAATAAATTATAGGAAGGAAAAACATGGAATCAAATCTTTTTATAAAATCATACAAAACAGAAGGTAACAAGATTACTGATTTGAAGTTCTATGGCGACATGGAAATTGACATTGGCGAAGGTCCGGTAGAAGTTGAAGTTTTACCAAGATACAAGGAAACACGACCTATTTCTGCAAACACGTTTCCTTATGGAACATACTTTGAAGAAGTTCGTCATGAAAACGGTAAATACCACTTCAAGTTTAGAAACCACGCACCTTGGAATTACTTTGTTGTAATCAATTCACCAGGTGGAACACCTTATGCAGAACTTCCTTCTGGAAAATCTTGGACTATTACAATGAGTGACGAATATGTTACAACCTATCACGGCTACATTTATGCCTTTGATAAAACTAAGGAACACTGTGTAGGTATCATTCACTTGAACGACTTCACAAACTAAGGGGAATTATAATGGATACAAATCTTTTTATAAAATCATACAAAACAGACGGTAACAAAGTAACAGACATCCAGTTCTATGGTGACTGGGAACTGGAAATTGGTGGTGAAAAAACACAATACATTGACGTAAATGCTATGTCACACGGTATTGCACCAACTGGTATTGACTACCTTGATACATCAACTGCAACTTCATTCAAGTTCAAGAATAATACTGGACGCACAGTTTATTTCCGTGTTGTTTACAGTTGGGCTTATGTTGGTCAAAGCGTTGCTTCAACAGTTACTGTAGCAAACGGTAATACAATCAGTTATTCGCTTACTTCAACAGACGAAAGGGCTATGCCACAGGTTGGTATCTTCTCAGATAATCTTTGCAAGAACATGATTGGATACATTACATTCAGACGCGGCGATGTGCCGGTTGAAATTACACATTACTAATCTAAGGGGATAAAACATGAACATTATAGAAGTATTAGACGATGAAGATAACGTAATTGCTTACGTAGACGAAGAAGGAACTGTTGGTGGAACAGAAGGTGTTATTGAAGGTGGTGTTGTAGCAGATGACATTACAACTGAAATTGATAGTGAACCAACTGGAACTGTAACAGTTCTTTATGACGGCACATCTTGGACAAAGATTGCTTCATACTATGACGGACAGGACTATGAATGGAAAGACTTTAACGGTGCATACGTATTGAACCGCGACTATCAGTTTAGCTTGAAGTTCAAGGACGCACAAGACCACGAAAGCACTGTTTACAAAGTAATGAAGAAAGGAACATTCTTGTTCCACGAAGACGGAACTTGGGAAAAACTTGAAGACAAGGGAGACCTTCCACCATATGTTGAAGTTGTTCCACCAAGTGATGACCCTTTGATTGAAGAACCTGTGGAAGAACCAAAGAAGGAATAAAATATGGCAAATAATAGTTCATATGAAACAGAAAAGAAAGACGGACAGGACGTATTAACTTCGGCTACAACATACATAAGTGATGACCCAAAAGAAGTTGCTGCTAGAAAAAATCGTCAGAATAATAAAAAATATGATGATTATAAAAGCCGTAACCCTTATCAAAAAGCTGCAATGAGAGAATTATTAACAGGCGAAGTAAGTAAAGGTAAAGCAGCAGTAGATTTTGGTGTTGATTTTTTAATACCAACTATACTTGGTATAGCACTTGGTCACGCTTCTAAAAAAACGCCAGGCTATAAGAGGGCAAAGTTAAGGGAAGCCGCAGACATGACAGATTATAGCTTAACGGGTCCCGAAGTTATAACACACTTGGAAGGTTCGACTACAAAACCCTATGGTCAGTTGTCACGTGCCGTAAAAAAACTTTATGGTAGCGAAAAATTAGATAATGCTCTTACGGAAAAAGAACTTGGGGAAAAACTTATGGGTGCAGTTAAAAAAATAAAAGCTCATAATCCAGACGCAACAGAAGATGAAATCCTGAGTCTTATAGAAGCCGTAAGAACTGGTAAAAGTCATAAGCTTGCAAATGAACAAAACGTAGGTTTTATAGAAGAAGCTGTAAAAAGTGTAAAAAATCCAGCACAGATTATTGTTGATAAAAACATAAAAACTGAAAAGATACCAATGGATAGTGGTGGTGAAAAGACAAAAATTGTAGTAGATAACATTGACAAATTGAATGCAGGTTTACCATACATTGCAGACACATTAGCAACAGCAAATGCAGTTAATGCAGGGGTAAAATACATTCCAAAGGCTTTCACAGATGATTTTGACCCAGAGGAACGTATGCGTCAGTTAAGAAAAACTGGAAGTGGTGGTCTAGCATCTTCTTCATTATTTGATGGTATCCCAACTATATCTGAAATATTTAACAGTACAAACCTAAAATATGATAAAAAAGAAGTAATTAAGAATGCAAATAAGATTTTTGATTACATTATGGAAAACGGTAATGAAGAACAACTGAAACAAGCATTAAGTATTTATGGTGACACAAACTTCAATAATAGAGGTGAAGCGGTAGATGCACTGAAATCTATGTTGAAAATCATAGAAGACTAATTATACCCATTCATACCAGTATCCTTCTAATGCTACAAGATGTCGTATTTCTAACATGCGTCGTGTATTTTTAGAAGATACTGGTAATTTTTTTAGTTCCTTGTATTCATTAATAAGTGAATCTACATAATCATTTATCTTTCGTTCTTTTAGCTTGTCGAAAATCATATCAACCTCCAAAATCAATTCTAACTCTATTATTTAGTTACATCAACTATATTATAACCTTTTTGTATTTTACCCCGTAAACCCACTAATAATTTATAGGAGAATAATAAATGGCAACAACAAACTATAGTTTACTTGCAGATAATACTGACATAGATAAGATGATGTCTGGTGGTGGTGGTGCTGCCGCATTAGCCATCCCTACAACTGGTATAATTCTTTGGGCAAAAGATAAGGCTAAAGGATTAGACAAAGACGGTATCGCAGTAACACTCAGTATGGGTGGACTTTCAAGTCCAGAAGTAAAAAAGGTTATGGAAACTGGTGTTATTCCAAAAGCATTAGCAAAAAAATTGAATCCAGAAGTTTTTCAAGACCTTGAAGACCTTACTGGAAAAGCATTACCTTTCCCATCAAGCAAGAAGCCAGAAGGAACACCGCCAGTTACTGGAACTACTGTAAAGAAACAGACTAGAACAGAAACACCTGATGGTGAAGTTAAGGAAACTACTACAACTTTCGATTCTAACAGTGGTGTAAAGAAATCTTCTGGAACTGTTATTCCTGAAGATAAAGAACTAAAAGAACTTCTTAGCAACATTGACCTTGTTAATTCAAAAGATTTTGAACAGAATCCAGTTGTACAAAGATACCTTGATAGTAAAGGACTGCAGGGTGAAGACCGTGCAAAAGCTATTAAGGACTTGGTAAGAAATGCTAATGAAAACATTTCTAAACGTAAACAAGGATGGGAAGCAAAGGCTCAATCTGCAAAAGCAACTAAGGCTGCATCCAGAACATATGGACATTCAGTTGATGTTGATGAAGCAGAAATCCTTGATAACGGATTGACAAGGGGACAACAGAACTTGAAGCGTCACGAAGCTATCCGTAAGGAAGCAGAAAGGGGACTCAATTGGCAAGACCAATTAAAGAAACAACAGTGGGAAGACTATCTTAAGCGTTCCCACAATGCCCCAAAGTTTGATGACTAGTGTGTTTTGTCATATTCATATAAAAGATAGCAAAGCCACTCTGCTTCCATACGATTAGTAATGTCCAAAGCCTCTGGGATAGGTTCATCAAGCCATTCCAGAGGCTTTTCTGTATCATTTACATAATTTTCTTCTGAACCATACATCTTGATAATGTATTCATTACTTCCACGAAACTTTCTAATGCTATTAAGATTGCGTTTTGATAACATACCCAACCTCCAATCTGTCAATCATATTATAACATTTTAGCCGTTTACCCTGCAATTAATTAGTACTAATAAGATGTTAAGGACTTGATATGAAACATGAAAAGAAAAATCGCATTTTTATTTACATTATTGTTTTGCTGGCAGTGCTTTTGTTCGGAACCACTGTTTACGGAATATACTGCACAAACAAACTTGACGCAACTAGAGCAGCTAATGACCAACTTACAGAACGACTCTCTGACGCAACAGATACTAATAGAAGACTTACAGAAACAGTTGAACAGTGCCAATTCATTGTCACAGAACTTGGAAGTACAACTGACCGAAGTATCGGAACAGTCAGAGAAGCAATCGAAATTATTGAAGAAACAAGAGAAGCAGTTGGTGCTTTGGAAGTGGAGCTTGGCATTTGGGATTCCGATAGCGTTTACCGCCGGATTGATTCTTGGCTTGATAGTGAACTAAAAAAGCAATAAATCTGCTTTTGGAAATGAAATACTAATTAATATACCTAATACAAAGCGAGTAACCTAGCTGGTAATGGTCGACCTACTAGTTACTGGCTAGGAGAAAGCTATTATGACAAACTTTAGCAAGTTTCTAACATCACACACATCACAATTCTATGTAAATGCCATGTCTGGCAAAAAACCAAAATCATTACAGAACGCAAAAGGCTACACTGACGAAATGTTTAGTCGTAAACTTCATGGCTTTGCACATTTTGTTGTAAGGTATTATGAAAAGAATGATTCTGGATTCAAATATTTTGACGTTAACGACGTAAAATACTACTACGTAGTCAATCAACAATTATCAAACATCAATCAAGTAAAAATCAGGGCTGACTTAATTGATTACTGGCGTAATACCAGTAACGTTTATGTTCTTGTATTAAATGACAACTACGCCTATGAAATCAAAGCAACTGAATTTATCCCAATAAAATCCAAGTTTGGAACTGTTTTATATCAGACAAACTGTATGAACAGTGGTTCAAAAGATTTGTTGTATTTGTTCGAAATTACCAAGTTTGTGGACAAGGTTGATTTGTCAAAAGTTACAGAAAATGAAAAGCTTACCCAATACCTAATCAGGTCAGAACAATACATCGAAAAGGTGGCTTATGCTAAATACCGTAAAGGTAAAAACAGTAAAGAAGTAAAAGTGGTAAATACAGTTTCACACAAGAATCAAGTCTTCAAGTCACTGAAGCAGTGTTTTGATTTTATGCATCTTGAAACAACTATGAATTATAAAAAGTTCCAGAGAACTGTAAATAAGAATCATCTTGTAACAATCAAGATTAATGGAACAGACTTTGTATTTATCACAAATCAGACTTATGATAGTTCATAACACTGAAACAAACGGACACGAAGTGTCCCGTATCTATTGTAATAATAATTAAATATATATACAAGCTTTAATTATTATTACAATAGTTATGGGACACACCATACTTATGAATAGAAACAATTTAGAGGAGAAAATAGATATGAATAAATTAGTAATTAAGCAACTTGAAACATTGGAAGCTTACCTATTGGAACAAGAAGAAGAACTACCTAAGTGGTTCAAAAAGCTTAGAAGTGGATACGAAAAAGGAAAGGTAACTGAATCACAGATTGAAGCAAGATGTTGGGGAATCCTACCTGCAGAACTGTATTACAGTATTCCAAAAAGTATTCTTGAAGATTTGTCAAACGAATAGGCTAATCAGGATAAATCAATCAAAGGTTATAATATCCACTAAATAAGGAGGCACAGAAATGAAACAGTTCAAACTATTAGACGGCTTCTTCTACCGTAAGCGTTACATACCGGCACTGGACTATACAATAGAAGATTTTGGTAATGGTGAAAAATACCTAACCGGATTGGAACTGGGAAACATACCAGTATCAATAAAGCTTACACCTGGATTAGAAAAGGTTCTTTTCCAGGAAGAACAACTAAATAGACAAAAGGAGAAATAGATTATGAAAGAATTGAACAGAGACGATATTTATTACTTGAACGCAGTGTATCACCTTGTGGAATATGGAGACATTCCTCTGTATGAATACAAGAAACTTCTTGGTAAGTATTCCAAGAAAGCAGAACAAGAAGCAGAAAAAAATAAACGTAAAGAGTATGAATACTATCTGGAATTAACAAGCCATTGGAAAGAAAACCGTTTGAGAGACGTTCGCGAAGCTGAAGAACAGCTTCGGAAAGCAAAAGATGCTCTTGCAAGGACCAAAGAAGAAGTAGAAGAAACACTGGCACCATTTAGGGAAAAATAACCAACTTTTCAGGGTAAAACGCTAAAAGGTTATAATAT